GTGTCGTTAGCGTAACTGTTTTTAGCACCACCAACCTTAGGCGTACCTGGGACGGTTTTACCGTCTTTCATAGGGTTGGCACGGCCTTCAGCTACTTTTTTAGCGAGTTCAGGGCTTAAGTATTTTTCACCGGGGGAAACAAGGGCGGGTACTTTACCGCCTTCGGCCATTTGAGGTTTTTGCGTAGCTGTAAAACTTTTTGCCAATTCAGAAAGGCCGTCTGCAATTGCGCTAGGCGCAGGCTGCGGTGCTACTGCTTTACCTATTGTGGATAAAAATTTACCAAAACTTGAACTAGGTCCAGAAGGTTGCATTTGTGGTTGCGCTACGTCACCGCCGTCTGCGTATTTTTCAACCATACCGCCTTCGGCGTCTTTTTGCATCCTTGCTACCATGGCCCCGGCATTCCCACCTAAAGTTGAAGCAAGCCCCGTGTTTGCCAAAGTGCTGGCTCCTCCCGTTAACAACGAACCCGCTAAACCAGCGCCCCCTTGTAACAATCCTCCAAGAATTGCGCCTTGGGACTGTTGGTTGGCTGCAGCGATTTGAGCGTTTGCAGCGTTCTGTTGCTGGGTGTTTGAAATGTTAGCTTGGTTTTGTGCGTTGATCGAGTTTAAGATCAAACCTTGTTCGCCTTGAGCAGCTTGAGTGTTGGCTCCAGTTGCAGCAGCCTGATTAGCTACCTGCTGGCCTGAAATGTTTCCCATCTGACCCAAAGCATTAAGACTTTGTTGAGCCTGCAGCGTAGCAGCTTGGCCGGCGGCGTTTTGTTGATTAGCACCACCCTGCATTGCGGCTTGACGTGCTATCAGCCCGGCGTTAGCGCCTGCGCCTCGTTGACCAGCCATCAAAGCGGCTTGGTTGGCGGTGTTAGCGCCTGTCGCTTGCGCTAGTTGCGCTTGTGCGGGGTTGGGGCCTGTGCCGTTTGCGACACCTTGGAGTTGATTGAATACGTTTGATTGGTTTTGAATGCCGTTTTGACCTTGGACAGCTTGCAAGAATTGTTGCTGCTGGGTCAAGGCGTTTTGTGCGTTGGTATATTGATCTGTGGCGTTTTGAGCTGTTGTCGGAGTTACGACGTCAGCAGATTGTGCGGTAAATCCTGCGCCTTTGCCACCGCCAGTTAAGGCTGAAACTACTGAACCCAAAGTCTACTCCTGCGTTAAAAAGAAACTACGGGCAATAGAGACACTTCTGCCACTGTAAATGGCGGTTTGTCCCTTATTTTTTGAGGTTTAGACCGATTAAAGTTTGAGGGATTGTTGTAAAACCTAAAGATTCTGCACGTTTAAGAACACCTGTGTCTTGACTAAAGGCTAAAATACCCTCTAGCTTCAAGCGTTTAGCGTCTTCTATCAAAGCGTCAACAACGAGTTTAATACCCTCGTGACGTACTTTGCTTCCAAAGAACTTATAGGAGCATAAGGTGTCAATCTGTGCGAAACATGGCTCCAAACGCCGCAAAAACCCTGCTGCAACCGGTTGTTTACCCAAATAGGCGATATAACCAAGCTTTGGGAGCGTGCGCATTGTAATTGACTCAACGTCTGGGTAGTTATTGCTTTGGAGTAAAGCAATGAGGTCTTCAAAATGTTTGAACTTGAACGGGGTGACACTAATTTCATCCAAAAGATTGTGCTGCCTTGTTGGGTCTGTAACCTTTTTTCAAACCTACCACAAGATTCATTCCAGACAAAGACAATCCTGCACCAGAGTTCACTCCGTAGCTACTATCATAGACTTCTTGCATTGTCACTTGGAACGACTCGCACTTTTGTTTTTGTGGAAACAAGCGCGCTTGGAATACGTTGCCAGGGCCACCAAATGCTGGACCCCCGCCCCATACGTTTTCACCACCCCAGGCTGCGACGTAGTTGTCAGGTACGATCTGCGTTTGCTGGGTGGTTGACGGGTTGTAATCGTAGGCAAGGCCAATGTTCATTTTAAACGGCGACAGGTAGGTGCCAAGGAACAACAGTTGGTAAAGGCGCTCATAGCCTTGCAGTCCAGCTACGTTGATCCAAGACGTCGTGAAGCTCATTAAAACGGGCTGCGAACCATCAAGATAGGTGCCTGGGGTTTCTTGGAACACCGCGCCGTAGGAGTTTAAATAGGTCTGATAACCCTGGTAAAGGGTCGATGAAATTGCGTATATGTTGTTAAAAGTACACCATTGCTGGAAGAAGTAGTCATAAACCAATGTTGTGTTGTCGCTAAGGACGAACCTTACCTGGTTGGTGGCAGGAATAGCTTGTGCAGAGTTGATCGTGTTGCTGTTATACGCCTCTACAGGGGCACCAACGTACTGTGTGTCAAGACCCCTACCCAACAGCCAGATACCCTTGTCGGATTGAAACATGAGGCCATTAGGCGTTAAAACGATACTAGAAGGATTAGAACACCCGACAGCAGAAGAAATAAAGATTGGGTCAGAATATCCACTGTTGGCTCCTGTGTTGTCTGGACCAATACCGTTTATGTAGTATATAGCGTCTTGCTTAAAAATGATTAGCTTATCGTCCATCGCAGCGAGGGCTTGGATAGGGCCTGTGGAGCCTTGCGCTCCGGTCGTAGGTGCAACGTATATTGTCAAAAGATCAGACATTTCAACCGGCACGGCCTCGATCACCTGCTTTGAATACCACAAAAGGTTGCGATCTTCGGCATCTACCAGCCACAAACGGTTATTAAACAAAGTGCTATGCACTGACGCTGGAGGTGCAATGTTCTCAATCACCCCGCCTGTGGTGTACAGGATTGCGTTACCGAGGATAGACGCGTCTGACAAGGTGTCTGTTATGGTTACGAGGTCAACTGTGGGGTCGTTGAGTGTAGGGCTAGTGACGCTGGTAAACTGGTAGTAAACCTGCTGGGCTGCCGACCAACGATAACCAACGATCCTGACAGGGTTAGGGCTTACTTTAGCGGTCAGCCTAAGCGTTGGAACGTACAGGGTTACGGTGTTGGTGCTACCAGACGTTACGTTGACACCAAGCGGAATGCTAGGAGCTGACCTGTGCAGGTTGCCCTGGTTGTCTGTCCACTCGTAGGTAAACTGGTAGTAATACTGCTGGTTTGTGATGTTTCCACCGCTATTGGTAAAGGTAGCGGCTTGGTTCTCAGGCCAGACGTGAAAGCCTAATTCAACTGGCTTGACGCCGTCGTATTCCCACACCTGACCGCCTGTCAGATGCAAAGCGCCTGCGATCTCAGAACTATACTGGCCAGACGTGTTAATGCCAAAAGTCACCAGGTTAATTCCTGTCTGGGTGTAAATAGCGTTGACAGGTGTGCCTGAGGCGTTGTTCGTGTTCTTGTTGATCGTGGTTAAGAAGTCTTTAATGAGGTACGGCGTGACGTAGTTACCAGAAGTTAACAGCGTGACGTTTGACAGTATCTGACTTGCCTGGTAGCCGCCGCCGTTTGAGTAGGCTAGGCGCATAACGATTGTGCCGGCTGTGTTTACCAGGAAATAACTGGGCTGTGAGGTTTCGCCGTAGGTAGCTAAAAAGTATATCTGACTGTTTGACGCTAAAAACGACTTAGACGCAAGCCCTACCGAACGAAGTACTATCGTAGGTGACGATACTACGCCTGCAGTTGTACATGTCAAAGTTGATATGTAGTCGGTTTTAGTCGACGAGTTTGGACCTGTGCCGTAAGTGTTGGCGTTCTCATAAACCACGTTTAGCACCGTGCTGTTGACGGTAGACGTGATCTCGTTGATCTGCGTGGTAGTTATGATCTGCACAGGCGCTAGTACCTGCAATAGGTTGTGTGAATATAAGGTGCTGTAGCCGTTACCAGAACCGTCGTCCCAGTAGCTCATCCAGATGTTAGCGGTTGAACCTGAGGTATCAGCCGTTAAAGACACCAAGCGGGCTGTGGCTGACGGTATAACAGCGGGGCTTGCAACAACTAGAAACTGCGTCACTGCGCCTAGATTCATGGTATTAGCCAAGGTTGCCCAGCCTAAATATAATACGTCGTTGGCTACTACGCCGTCATAACCGCAGTTGCTTACACGCAGCCCGCTGCCTATATTAGCTGCAGCCTTAGGGCTTGAAGGCATATTGGTAGGTATAGCGACGTAATTAAGGGTGATATTGCCAGAGGTATTCAGTAGATACGTCACCATGAAGTACTGCCCGCACAAAAACGCTCTGCCGTCGTAGGTGTTAGCACCCAGGGCTTGGCGCTGGACGACCTGCTGGCCTGTGTTTGAGTCTGACACCTGGTAGTACACCTGGCCTGAGTCCGTGTAGACAAGGCATGTGAGTCCGTTTGACGTTACTGCTGCGTCTGGTGCTGACTGACTAGTGGACACCCTGACCAAGGGTTGAACAGACATTGACACCGGCTGCACTGTGCCTTGGTTGAGCCACGCGTTTGTGTCAGAACTGTAGGCGTACAGGTTTGATCCTGTAGCTATGAGGTTCTGGTTTAACGTAGTGAGTGTGGTCTGTGTAGCGTTTGGCAGGTTGGTGATGTTTTTAAAGCCATTTCGTTTGGACAGCCTGCCGGTCGTCGTAAACGTCGTATTCTCGAGTGCTGCAAATTGACCCAAAGGAATCTGATAAGGATCAGCCTTGAGATTCAATCCTTGGTTAAAAACTAATGAGATCGGCTGCTTTTGTAATGGCACTTTAATCCTAAGTTTTAATAATGTAATTCACGTAAGCATTGATTGGTCTGGTTTCGCTGCCCCCCTGTGAACCAGTTGTATAAGTTCCGACCTGAGCATTGCCAAAACCTGCATGACCTAATGCTTGTGATGTTGAATAAGCATCTGCCACAGTTCCACCGTAACTTGAGCCAGCCCCTGTAACTCCAAATGTGGCCACCGCATGGTTGTGGCTTGAATTCTCATAACTTTGCACAGAACCGACATTGTCCCCGGTGTTTCCGCCGGTATTCATTGCAGTACGGGTTAAAGTATCTGGGTCTCTGCCAGCGCCAGCATCCACACCGCGAAGAAATTGGCCCCGAAAATCTGGCACATTGAAATGAGTACTGTCTGCGCTTCCGTAAGCGTTTCCTATTGCGGCGTAAAGAGTTGGGTATGCGCTTTGCAAGTAAGAAGTACCATCGCACATTAAGTAGCCCGTCGGTGCTGCAGTTCCGGCGTAAGCTGAAATCACACCCGAGGGGACGGTGGTTGCAATCACAGACGGGGCCAATTGCGCTGCAGTAATACCGTTAGCCTTAACCGACAACGTGCCAGACGACAATTGCAAGGTGCTGTTATCAGGATAGGCCTGAGACATAACACCGGCGGTGCTCATTGACATGATACTTTGAGCCGAAGGCAAATAAGGCAATGTCAGTTGATAAGCAGCACTTAGAACAGGCGGGCTGAGTGTCAAAGCGTAGGTGCTGTTAGGGCTGATATTGCGTAAGTTGACACTAGCGCCATCCAAGTTACCGGCTAGGTTTGCCCCGGATTGAAACACAAAAGTGTTTGATACAGCGATGTAGGACGCAGAAGCTGGTGACACCAGGTTAGAAATAGAGCCTGGAGTACCTGCTACAGCGCCAGACAGTGTCAAACGGATGTTGTTACCGATAGCGTCTACGAAGTAAAGGTCGTTGCCTGACTCGTAAATAGTTGAATTTGCTGGGGTTGTAGACTGAGCCTCAAGCGTCAGGCCACCGATGTTGTACAGGCTGTTATTGTTAAAGTTGACAGAGGCGTTGAAATTCATTCCGGCAGGCGTAATCTGAACACCTCGGCCAGAGCTGTGGTCGTGAGTGTCAATCAGTGTGAGGCTGTTGTCGATGTCATAAGCGTACTGAGGTCCTGCCTCAGACCCTACCGTTGGCGAGATCAAATTCATGTTTGGAGTTATGGTGGAAGCCATTAGTACACCCACAGATTGACGTTACAAGCCGCTGAGCTGGTAAGTGTCAAAGTTAAATTGTTAAAAGGTTGACTTCGGTAAATGGTTGCCGGACCGTCTTGATCTGTAATCATCCACCCTTGTTGCACAGCGCCGAGTTTGTGGTTGATTACATTTGCCCCAGACTTTAATGCGATAGACTTCAGTTGAAGGCCTGAAAGCATAGGAATAGCTAAAATTGGATCGAGTTGGCTTTTCCATTGCTGCTGCATCTGTTCTATGGGTAAACGTAAAGGAAGTTGAGCCATCACCAACCACCCAAAGGTCCATTGAATCCGCTACCTGAGTCCCAACCGCTGCCCATACCTCGGCGTGTGTTGCTAATCTTGTCAGGAAGACCTGCGTCTCTGTTAGAAGCACTCTCTTCGATGCGTTTTTGAAGGGCGGCAAGTTGCATAACAAGTGAGGTGGTGTCTGACTCTTCTTTAGTCAAAGCGTAATAAGCAGCTTTAGTGATGACGTAGTCGATCCAGCCGCTAATGCCGACAGTTGTGGTGTCAGTATCCTGTAAAAGTTCTGTAATTCTAGGTATATACCACACCTGAAAGATCTGATTAGCTGTAGGTGTTGGAATGAACTCAATCTTATTGCCCATCAAACGATAGCGGCTATTAAATACACCGTAGATTGCGCTATTAGTATTAGGGAAGATGTAGTCGTTGCGCTCAGCAAATTGAAACTTGTTCAAAGTCACCCAGGCGCGGTTGTTCAGGTTAAGCCCGAGGTCCATGCCTACCAGTTTATAGAAAGGAGGAGCGACAAAAGTAGTTTGAGTCAGGCTATTGGTGAAAGTAGTTACACCGTCTGGCAGTGGATAAAGGAAAGTTGTGCCGTCTGACACAAAAGATACTGGGGTAGCGATGTAGAGGTCTTCGTAGAGTGTAACTAGAAGGTCATAAAGCTCAAACATACTCTGGTTAATGAAAGAATTCCACTCAGGCTTTGTTACAAAATTAGAATTGACGCGATCGGCTCTTTGTTGAGCGGCCAATCTGATTTGCCCAAGTGTTTTTTCACCGGTGATTGCTGGTACTTCGGATTGTGGAGTGGTGTAAGTGCTAGTGCCCGAGGTATTAGACGCTGCAACCTGGTAGTAGTATTGAGTACCGAGTGCGCAACTGGTGTCCAGATAGGACGTAGCTAAAGGGCTGCCAGACACCGTGGCAAGAGTGGTATAGGTAACATTGTCTAAGCTGCGTTGAACGATGTAGGACGTAGCTCCGGCGCTTAAATCCCATGAGCATAGGATTTTACCGTTAGCCTGTTGGACGTAAAAATTCTGAGGCTGTGAAGGTATTGCCATAGGCTCCTTAGAAAAGTTTACTTGGCGGTTCAGTCTTTAAGCGGTACCTGTCAGTCCGCACCAAGTAATCGTAAGAATCAGCCTAGATTACTGTTGCCCGCTGTTGTTCATGTAGAATTCAAGCACTAACAGAGAACCTTGAGTTGGGTCTGTAGCTTTGGGCACGGTGCTGGTTCCAGAAGTAGGACCTTGGCACTGCATGATCAAATAAGAACCGTTTTGAGCCTGGGTAGCGTTCATCAGGGGGCTTGCAAGTTCTACGTTGTTGATTCCAGACAAAGAAACAGCTTTAACTGTTCCGGTACCAGATCCGACGCCAGTCGCTACAAACACTTGTCCAACTGCAGGTGTCAGATTTGCAGGCAATCCTACAGAGTTAAAGTTTGTAGTTCCCAAAGAAACGATTTGGTACAGGGTGCCAGATACAAATGAGCCAGCAGTGATAGCCGAACCAGTAGCAGGTGACACCAGGTAGCCAGAAGCTGCCAGGAGTTTAGCATAAGGATCTTTGAGTTGTACTTGATAAGTACCGGCAGAAAGCCGTGTGATTGAGGAAATCAAGTTTCCTGAGTTTGTGAACGAAGAAACTGCTCCAGAAGCTCCAATAGTGATTGTTGTGTCAATCACGACTGGGCTAATGTGCATTGAAAACATCTTTTGCGATGCAAAATTGCGATTGGCCATTGTACCCTCTTTTTTGTCCAGCTTTGTGACCGTAGAGCAGGCGTTATTGCCTACGCGGTCTCACCACTGAACTGCCGGACAAGCCAATGGGAAAGGTTCGAGGGAATCTCTGGCCTCACAATTGGCGGTTTGTCCTTAGATTTGAGGGTCTAACTTCTTTTTAGCTTTAAAATCGGCTCTAATTAGTTGACTTTCTTGACCTTTTGAGCTTTTTACTACTTTCATCAAGTATTCGTAGTGCCTTGTGGCGGTCAATGGACTGTCAAAAGGCCCCTGTCCCTGGGGACTTCCTGGATCACGCCAGAAGTAGCTATAGCCGTCACCTGAAGGGTTTAGCATGCTAGGCTCGTTCTTAACCGCAAACACTTCAAGTTTTAGGCTTTCTAATCGAAATATAATGTCCACTTTCACCACGCGAAATCCCTTCAGAGGGGGTAAGAAGTTTGAGTTCGTAGTCCCAGTTGATGAAACTTGAAACATAGTTTTTAATATACTCTTCAGCTTTGAAAATACTTGCACAAGTTATGTCCTTTTGAATGACTTTACCAGACTCTGACTCAATCTGCCAAGCATAATCTGATTGTTGAACAAAATAGACCTTCAACACAGATAGCCTTTGTGGTTGAGTCTTGACTCTAGTTCTTTGATCTCGTCGATCATCTGTTCGACGATGTCAATTCGGTTTTCACGGTAAGCGAGCCTAATAATCTCGTTGATTTCTTCGACCCTCTTGCAGATAGCTTCCATCTCTTGTTCTGTCATAGTCTCTCCATTTTTAGAATTCTGATCGGCCATAATAAATAATGTGCCAAACTTGACGTGTGGACAACATCCCGTAAGTATTGGCTAAATTAGCCAAATGCCTGTAAATTTCTTCACTGTAAACAAAGTCAAGACCCATCTGCATTTGTTTAGCTACGGCTAACTCACCGTAGAAATCCTGCAGTTGCTGCAGCCTTTCTGTGATCAAAACATCGTTTGGTTCTGTCTGTCGGTACAACTGTCTTACTGCGCCCATGTTACCTCCTAGTTACTCATCGGCATAATTAACAAAAACTTTAGCCTTTGGTCTAACTTTTTCGATCTGTGCAATAGGCACTTGCAAATACGCTGCCAAGAAAGTCGTGGCTTTGTCTGGATTTGAGACGACTATGGCCATCTCTTTAGGCCCAAGTTGTCTATTTTTTACAATAGTGGCTTGAGTTTGGACAAGTTTACCCGAAAACTGGTTGCGGTAAATCCAGGGTTGCCATTCAAGGTTATTGACGCGGTTGTTTTTAAGATCTCCGTCCAGGTGCACTACCCTAAACTCTCGAGAGCCCCCTGGGTTAGGCCCGATAAACGTCTTTGCCACCAGCACATGCGTCGCCAAGGTGTTGTGCGTCTGTTTCTGCTTGTTTCTAATGCATACCGCCAGGTAACCATCTCGAGTTACGGTCTGGCGGTTAATTTTTTCCCCTCGGCGGATTCTGCCAAACGAGCTGATCTCATAGTCAGGATAGTCGTCCAAAAATATCCACGTTTCTACATTTGGGTCAAGAACCATAAATTAGCCTCCAAAGCTTCTGCGCACCCGTTGTTACCGTTTACGCTGTCTAGGTTTTTAGTTACTCGCTCCGCTGCAAGCCCTTTGTTATACAGCTTCCTGGCTATAAACGCAAAGGGCGTTGGATAGCGGATCTTAGCAAAGTAAAGGTCTGCGATAAACAGGTTGTCGTAGTCCCAACCCTGCCACTTATAGGCAATGATATCGACTAAAAATTTGACGTCTAGCAATAGAAGCAAAGGGTATAGATACCAGGACTTTGTGCTCCTGATGATATTGCCGGGCTCCCCGGTGCCCATAAAATCGCCGTTCTGGTGTCTAAACCAGTTCTTAGTAAGTTTGGTGTAATACTCCGAGACGTAGGAGCCAAACCCCGCAAACCCATAACCTAGCATCAACCTAGACGCTTGGTCGCGGCTAAAATCGTTGGTTTGGTTATAGGTCGTAGGGTAGCGATAGTAGACACCATTCGAGGGCATCAGTTTAAACTGCGTTGCCTTGACTAAAGACGTCGGATCACTGGTCTGACTGCGGTGAGCTATAACAACACCGCACCTGCAGGGGCAGTCGCCACCGTCTCCGTTAGTTTCTACAATAAGGCCAAATTGATCAATCATAAGTTACCTCCTCCGTCCCAAGCAAAAAAACCAAATAAAGCCCCCACGGGCATAAACTCTACTAATCTGTTCTGTGAATTTTGCACTTTTCTAAACTCATGCGATCTTTTAGCGGCAAATTTTCTCAATTTATTGTCTAAATCAAACTGGTAAATTATTTTATCTTTTGCGTAGTAGTCACCATAGACGATCTTAAGTTGAATGTCACTGCCCAGATCGCTAAAGTCTAGGCTATCAGTGTCCTCCGACAAAGGAAGCCAAGCGTTCAGAGTATTGAGTTCGCCGCTCTGGTTCTTAGCGTCTTGCTTAGGTGGTACGACCTCGTCCTTACACTTGCGACAGTACCAAAACTTTTTGTGCAGAGCTTCGTTTTCAACGGCTTGCGTGTTGCATTTCGGACAGATCATCTTCTTTCATCCTTTCAATATGGTCAATGGCGTTAATTAAAAAATACATGCCTTCGATTGCCTTGTTAACCGCTTCTAATTCTTTATTAGAACGCTCAATCCAAAAAGGCTCGTCTGTGTTCATAAATATCGCACTTTCGTACTCAAACCGAGCCTGCTTAAGACTTAGCAGTTGTTCTTGGTACAGCCTGCGCCTAACATTACGGTTAGCTTTGGTAGATAGGCGCAAGCGCTCCTTTTCTTTAGGAAACCAGTTACTAGGTGGAATAGATATGATGTACCCGAAGTGGAGGTACAAACTGTCGTACACGTCTGGTGCAGCTGTAGTCCTTTCAAACAACATATCAGTTGCCGCCTTTTTCCTTAATCAACTCCAAGATATACTTGGTTTTGACTTTAACGGCCTTCTTGACGTCGTTATAAGGGCCGACAAGCTCGGACACCGTGGCTCGGGCCTCGGTCAACGCCTCATTGGCCTCTTTGTGCTCCTCAGACTCGTCCAACTGCTGCTGTAAGCTGGTGATTCGAGCCTTCAAAGCTTCTACCGGTAACCCGTCAACGGCGTCCTTAAACTCTGCACCGCCTGGCAAAGCTGCGACCTTCTTTTCAAGTTCTGCTGTTCTAGACATATTGTCTCCTTATTGTAAAATTTGTTTTAAAAGCGTACCTGTCTGACTGATCTCAAACATAACCAAAAGCATAAGAACCGAAATACCTGTTACTACCGCTACACTGATCAAAGTTTCAAGTTTCATAAATACCTCCATCTGCAACCTTTATAACTCTGACCTTACTGACTTGCAATCTTAATTATTGGCAATGTAATGTTTACTTACGTTTTCCCATTTGTACAACTTGCCGGTTTTTGGATGAAACTTAAGAACGCAAGATCCAGCTATACAAAATGGACTGTTTTTTTCATAAGCCAAGATATCTTCGCCTGCGCCATTTTTAAAGTGCACATAGGGGTTGCCAAGGGTAGCGATCACGTCTTCAACGTCCATACCTTTTTTGATGCCTGTAACAGACTGCTCTTGCTTAGCGATCAAAGCCTTAACTTTGAAAGTGATCCGATCGTCCACTTCTTTGACCTTCTGCTCTACAACCTTTACTTCTTCTTGCAAAACTTTCAGTTCTTTGATGATAAACTGAACCGCTCGATAGCATTTAAACCCATGTCGATCTTTTTTACAGCTTGTACGTTTAGGATCAATCATAACTGAATGATCCTTACAATCGTCCGAATTCTTACAAACCAGGTTAAATTCACTGTGGGCGCGTTTAAACGCCTCTTCACGAGCCACCTCTTCAGTGGCGGCAGTACCAATACCGCAGGCCATAATACCCTCTGCGTTGCGGGTAGAGGACATCTCAACACATGCCCAAGAGTCATTAGCCAAGGCAACCGAAGAAGCCAGGAGCAGAGCGATTGTTACGATTTTGTAGTTCATATAACCTCCATTCCTTAACTATGCGCCTACAACTTAAAAAAATCAAATAATTTTAATTAGTTGTCTCATTTAAGGATTTGTCACCTGACAGTTTGGTTTGACGGTAAAATCGCAACTACTGCCCACAGCGTTACTAAGATAAGCGCCTGGGGGCAGTAGGGTCAAAAACCCGTCGTTTGCAGAGTACACTGCGTAGATATTGCCGTTTAAGCAGATGCCGTCTTCTGGGAAAGTGCTTGGGTACGTCGGTTTGCCAGGGCAAAACTGTACCACGGTAACTGGTGTTATGTCCATTCCCGGCTTGCCTGTAACTCCTGCAGCCCCGTCGTTTCCTTTGGGTCCTTGCCAATTGTCGCAAGCCACTAAACTTAGCAATGTCGCATAGATAACTATAGCTTTTTTCATAAATACCCCTTATCCTGCATTTCTGCAATTTGAGCAGCTACAACCGCCGCTTTGTTCTTCTGCAATCACCGTGTCGGTGGTGTCAATTTCAATGTACCACTCATAGCCGTCGTCGTCCGAGAAGTACATAAACCAATGACCTCGTTCGTCCAACTCTTCTCTGTAAATTTTAAGTCCTTTGTACATTTTGTTATCCCACTTCTCGCCTACCATAAATGCCTCCTGACTTAAATACTACCAAAGTTTAGTTAAAATTAACAGATCAATCTTGATTTGTCTTATTTTGAGCCGCTTCTATGCGTTTTGTGGCGATAGCAGCATACTCCTCGCTCATTTCAATTCCAATAAAGTCAAAGCCAAGGCCAACAGCCGCAACTCCTGTTGATCCGCTTCCTGCAAAGGGATCAAGCACAATGCCGTTTGGCGGCGTGATCATTTTGACCAAATATTCCATGAGTTTGATTGGTTTGACCGTCGGATGATGGTTTTGATTTCCAGCGGTTCCACTTGTGTCCATTTTGGCCTTTGCTTTTGCCGCCGAAGCGCCGACCATCCTTGAAGGGTTGTTGTGCGTATCGTTTGTTTTGAAAGGCATTCCCTCAAGCCCAGCATTTCGCTCGCGCTTGGATGCTTTTGCGACGTAGAAAAACCGAGATGCGCCGCCGTAAGAAGCATCACCCGTCCATGTTTTTGTGCCATCGTACGCTATTGAAGTCTTGCTCGTGTTAACGGTTGTATATGGTTTCAGCGCACCACTCTTAAGCACCCCACTCTGCTCATCGAGCATCGCAGCAGCCTCTTCGTCAAAGATGACGTTTGCGGGCCATCGGCCCGTGGAAAATCCATTAACAAGGTTGCTGCCGCGTAGTTCATTCATAGCCGTCGATTTATGTTGGCCCCTTCCAGCGCGTCCTTTTTCAGACTGCTCTTGAAAATAATCGGTGACTTGCTCAGTCCCAATCCTCGTCCCATCAACATTGATTCCACCGACTCCCCACTTCTCAACATTAGCGGCGACCGTGCCGTCCAGAGGCTTGCGAGCTAAACAGATTGGTTCATTCGCTGGTTTAAGCGCTGTGCCCCATCCTTGCCATTCCTTGTTTGATTTAGTTTGATGATAAGTTCCTGCAGTTGTTTTTTCTTCTGCTTGATATGCTCTACTATTTGATCCGCTTCGACCGTTTCCAACGATTTCAAGCTCAACTCCTGCAGCTTTATCAATCGCCTTGCCGATGTTCAAAGACTTAGGAAACCCACTTCCATAGATCCATTGAATCTGATCTCTGATCTCAAAACCAGCATCCTCTATGTTGACGACCATGCGATGATAAGTGCGAGTCCCACCAAAGCTCAGCACATGACCACCAGGCTTTAAAACTCGCAATACCTCGCGCCAGATCTCAACGCTTGGAACATCGTAGTCCCATTTTTTGCCCATAAAACTTAGGCCATAGGGCGGGTCTGTCACCACGGCATCAATGCTGTTGTCGGGGACATCTTTTAATACTTCTAGACAATTACCTGTTAAAATCACATGCCCTCCGGCTTATTTCTTGTTCATGTTAAGTAAGATCAAAAACAACAAAGCTTCTACACCTGAGATCGGCGGAAAATTAAAAAGACCCCAGATGCCAAAACCCAGAAGTGCTACCAAGCCGATAATCAACATTAGACCCTTAATCATATAACCTCCATATAAACACTGTAGCTTTGAACTACTAAAAAATCAAATTTATTCATTTTGTTGTCTCGGACTGAGAAAAATAAGCCCACCTGCAGCCGGCGGATCTCCTATTGTAAAGCATGGCAACTCTAATGGAAGTGGGACTTACGCCATACTGATGTGCGGCTTTTGTTTGAGAATCAAAAATTTCCCCGGTGTCAAGGTTAACGGTAAGCTTGGTGTTGTTTCGATGTGTAGACATGTGGGCACAGCATTGGTCAAACCATCCGTTTTTATACGCCGCTTTGTAGGCTCCGTGACACGTTGTACGCCAAACCTCTTTGGTTGTAAATTTACTCGCGCTGGCCTTGCATCTATTTAAATTCCAATAACCGTTAATTTTTACGCCGTTTTCATAAAGAAAATCGTCTCCTAAAACCGACCTAAGTTGTTTAATTATTTTAGTTTTTTGATGTTTATTTGCTTCAATTTTATACATTTTTGTGCTCCAAATATGCCCAACGAAAGCCGCCAGCTGTTTTTTTAACGCCTCTTAAAACTCCAGAAATCCCTTGCGCTCGAACTTTTACGCTTTTTGAAGCCGATTCTATGCTAAAAAAAATTTCACCCGTGTCTAAATTTACTACTTCTTTCGTAATCTTGCTAATTCTTTGCATATGCAAAGTCATCTCTTTTACAATTCCTAATTTAAGCGCCCTTCTATAATACACATTGTTTCCGTTCTGTGTCCAATCAGAGATACGTGTATATTTTTTTGCATTTTCTTTAATATCCTCCACGCGCATATAACGATTTCTTTTATTTGGAACTATCTTAGCAGCTTCGGGCAGCCACCCATTTTCCATAGCTTTGTTGTAAGAACCGGAACTTTTTTTAGCCCATTCTGAAAAATTTTTATATTTTTTAATTTTTAAAAAATCCAATAAAATTTTTAAAGTCCAATTTGTTCTCAAGCTACTCATGTGAGAAGTACAAGCGTCCATAATTTTCATTTTTCTTGCCCACTGCACGGCGTTTGGATTTGCTTTTTCCCAATCTCTAACTGTTTTATATTTTTTAGCGTCTAAAATACAATCTTTTTTGTTTCTTTTTTGACGTATTTGTAGTCCTTGTTCTTTCAACTCGGAATCAGTAAAATATTTTTTTAGCTGCTGCTTAACCTTGTGTTTTTGATAAGCCGAAGCTTTTATTTTTTCCATTACGTCATCCTTTTCTTAAAAACTAAGACTTTTCCTTCTTTTAGAGCATCTAAATGATCTTTTGCATTTTGTTTGTTAACTTCAACGCTGCGCCACATGCTAGCCTCAAACTCGCGTACTTTTAACATAAGATCTTCAACTCGTTTTTTTACAGCGATGCTGTCCGGATCGCGTAAATATTTAAAAACTACTTTAACTCCTTGGCTACCGCCTTTAGTCAAATTAGTAGACATATAAGTGCTAAACCCCTTTGTGCAGTTATCTACAAAATCTAGCACAATGAAAAACTTTTTCTTCCCTCCGTTGTTTCTAGCCACCCTGCCCACCTGCTGCTGGTAAATGATGTTGCTGCCTGTAGGTCGGAGCATCATACAGATGTTGGCTTCTGGGATGTCCACGCCTTCGTTAAATATGTTAACCGCGCAAATAAGCTCAATTTTATCTGAAGTCCTAAATTTAGTCATTATAAGCTCTCGCTCAAATGCAGATTGTTGCGCCGAATCCCCGCACACGAAAGCGGCGGACAAACCATTGGTCTGAAACAAATCGGCCATAAGTCTGGCGTGGGCAACATTTATGCAAAACACAACGGCTTTAGGCTTGATTTTTTTAGCCAAAAGTACATTTCTGCCTTCTTCCTGGTAAGCTTTAACAATAATCTTGTTTCTTTCCATAGAAGAATATAATTTGTCTAGCTGAAAAGAGGTTAACTCTTTGTTAACATTAGTAAATCCTTTAATTACGCTATCTGTCAAAATAAGGCTTGAAACAGGTTTTGCCAAAAATTTATTCTTAACCGCTAGGTCAAAAGAAATGTTGCCCACGGGTTGGCCAAAAACATCGAAGATCTTTTCGTACTTGTTATCTGGGCGAAAAGGAGTGGCTGTGAGTCCAATGCGATCGCACTCAAAATGCTTAATGGTTTTTTCCCAAGTGGCCGCAGGCGCGTGATGACATTCATCGACAACTATTGCGTCAAATTGAGACTTGGAAAACCTACTTAAATGTTTAATTTTACTAATAGTTTGAATAGTGGCCACCACAACGGCCCCGCTAGAATCTTTAATTTGTCCCGAATAAATTGATGTATCAAAAACACCAAGCTTGTTGAAGCGCTCAAAGCTCTGTTTAGCCAGCTCATCCTGATGGGTAAGCCAGAGTACTTTTTCGTAACCTCTTTTTTGTAACAGTTTAATAGCTGTCTCGGTTTTGCCCGTACCGGTTGCCATGTAGATAAGAGCTTTTTTTGTGCTGTCCAAAGATTTAGACGCCTCTTGAACTACCTTTTGTTGCATAGTATTAAACGCTTTCATGTGACCTCCATCACTTGTTTAAATATACTTTGCACTCTGCCAGTTTGTCAACTATGAAATTCGGATCGTTGAGCTGTCTATTTCTAGGGCTTGGATGAGGGAGTTTGAAGTGAGGCACACCGAGCTTAGTGAGTCGTTTTGAGGCGTTATTACCTAAAGCTACGACTTTATAGCCTATCGCGTGCATAGCATATACTTTGCTTAACAGGGCAGCTGTGTGGCTGTTGTATAAGGCAGGGGCCTTAACACCGAGGGGTTGGTACCAGCCTAAAAGGACTTTGTGGCTCGGCGTTCCGACAAAAGGAATGTGGGCGTATGTATTTTTGGACGAGGGGCGGTCACCGACAAATAGGACTTTCATTTTTGACCTCCAGCACTTAAACTATGGGCGAATAAACAAGAAGTCAATAAAAAAAGGCGTCGGACTTTATCCCGACGCCCCAAAAAAATACCTTTTTAAGATTGTCTAACTATTAAGCACTCAGTTGAACTACACAGTTCCAACCTGGCAAATCTGTTACTTTATGACACAACTTTCATTGTGCGGGAAAACCTCTTCGGATTCTCCTCACCAGTTTTATGTATTGCTGGTGTTCAGACTATCGCATCACCTTTCGGCGCTCTCTCACTTAGTCGTTCAGGCTGCTTTCGCTTGCCCCTTGTTGCCCTTCTTCTTTTTGTTCGAAGGGGTTCCAAGTCAATCAGAGGGAGTTTTACTCGGCCACAAGTTTAGCCGAGCAGATCAAGTTTCCGTAGTCAAATTACTTGATCTGAAATTGGCCACTACGGTTAAGCAGCTAACTGCTCGTTATGACAGCCAATTCGGATCTCCAAAGCATCTGCAGAACCAGTTCGCAGACCTTCCAAACCTTCCATTCCATAAGTGAGAATGTGAGGAACTTTACCCAACGAACGCAGTTTCCAAGTTGACATAGTCAACAGGTAAGCTGTTTGTGGAGGGCAAGAGCGGTCAGCCAACACAGTGACGCGGCCATAAGCAGATTGGAAGGTGATACCTTCGAAAGCTACTTCAACTTCGTCGTGGTTAACTTGAACGTACTGCACTTTAGCGCCCAAAGCATTAACCAGAGCAGCGTAAGAAGCGAAATCCATGACGCAAAGGTCAGGTTTTCCACCCTCACGGTTCAGGAATGCAAGTGCGTTAGTGATACCTTCTTCGATTGTCAAAGATTGTGCGTTGTAACGCAATCCAGCCAAACGAGTAGGATCAGCAGAACGGTTAACACCCCAGAAGCTGTCCGAGCCGCTAGGTGTAGTTACAGGAATCCAAGCAGCCAATCCTGACAGAGCTTGGAAGCTAGAAGTGCTAGAAGCACCTGTAGATGGGATATCGCCCGATACTGACAGGTAAGCAGATCCTGAACCAATTGCCCAGTTGCTGGACAGTGTGGAAGCAGAAGCTGTACCGTACACAATACCGTTAGCGCGGTCAACCGCAGTAATCAGCACAGTGTCAGAAGAAGGAGCGCCACCAGCAGAGCTAGAAGCAACCAACAACATACCAACCTCAAACGCAACGATCTGTTGAGCGTTTGTCAATGGCAGAACGGTTCCACCAACGGTAGTAGTAGCTTGAGTAGAAGACGAAGACGAGATACCGCGTGTAGCAGTTCCATCACCGAACAACTCAAAAGCGATGTTGTTTGTCAAGTTTCGGAAACCACCATCAACTTGCAGTTTGGCAGCATCAACAAACGCTCCTGCGTTTGATTTTGTCTGTTCCATCAACAAGTTAGTGATAGTTACCAGTTGGTAGTCGCTGATCACATAAACGAAGAAGCTAACAAGTGCAGTAGCAGTTTGTTGGCTTTGAGCATTCGAAAATGTGTGCGCGCGACCTTGGGGCGTGCCGTACTCAAGTGGCACGGGGATATACTTACCGGCAAATCCATCAGCCGATTCGTTTTTTGGCACCAGGGCCAGGAATGGGTTCTCTTTGTACCGTCAACCTAGTGATTTTACTAGGTTTTTGTTATCGTGCAGGCTCTTTATCCCACACTTCTAACATTTATTGGATTTACGAAGATTTTCAGAGGCGGGAAGATACTGCAGATTCCAAGGTACATGTAACCCTCGCTCGTTCTTTCCTTGCAAGGGCCGAATGTGGTCAACGTGATATCCTTTAGGGCAGTTAACGTAGAATGTTTCCATCTGTTTAATCTGCTCTTTTGTCAACCACTTTGGAGTAGCTTGAAGTTTAGACGCCTGGTATTTTCTGGTTCTAGCAAGTTCTTTTTTAGGGTTTGCTTTTGACCAACGGCGTTTAGCTTCTTTTACCTTACCTTTGTTTTCTGCAACATACTTAGCTTTGATCTCATCTGACCGCTTTTTGTTCTTTTTTACCCAATTAGCGTGAATTTGAGGGTTTTGCCTAGCATGTTCTTTTTTGCACTCTTTGCACCAAGTTGCATACCCGTCAGAATACCTAGAGTTTTTTATAAACTCTGTGAATTCTTTAGTATTTTTGCATCTGGTACAAGTTTTCATATATCCTTTATGTTAGCTCAGACTATATTTTATTGCAAGGTTTTTGCAATTCCCCGGCTCGTGGGCCAATCTATGTGGCCTAGTCGTTACGAACTGAGACATCCTGTCTCTAGCCCTCGGTATTAGCGTTTCAGCCTTCACCGATACACGGAGATTTTAATTTGGCATACAAGACTTCCGTCCTACCAAATCCTTCATGTACTCTTTCAATTCAACATGAAGTCACGACGACAAAGAGACTAGATATCGTCGGTATAAAGCTCTTTCAACGCAGCAATCTGGTTGGAGCTGTTTGCATAAACTGCAGCCATGTGCAATTCCTTTTCTATAAATTAAGTTTTTAAGTCCTCAGGCACCATGCCTTTGGTCTTAGCCTAGTTCAAACGCGCTTCTCAGCGACCCACATTGACGCTAGGTCTTAGGTACTTGGAACATCCTAAGTGTTCAAAACTATTACGTTTTGAGCTCCCCCTTAAAAGCAAGGATCGCTCGCTCTTTTGCGGACAACTGCCGATTGCTGCTGGCGGCGTTCGTAAGGGTTTTCATAGGTTGTGGCTGCTTCGGTGTTGAGGCTCCCGCTGTGTTCTGCTGCGGTTTAGAAGCTGCAGGTGTCGACGCCTGCAATTTCTTTTGAATCTTTTCCAATCGAGTCAGTTTCATAGCTTCCTCAACCAGGTAGTCTTCTACCTGCTGAGCGGCTTCCTCCACTGACAACAAGATACCTTCTTCTTTGTAGGTAGTTTCGATAAGCTCAACGACGTCGTTTACGGCGTTAGCGGCTTTGACTGTTTCAAAAGTTGAATCTTGTCTGATTAAATTTTTGACATCTGAACGAATCTGTTGCACAGCGGCTTGATAGGCTTGAGTCTGCTGTTCTTCTTGGGCTTTGCGACCTTGGTCTTGCAGGTCTTTCAGTGCTTTGATCTCAGCCTGTAGTGCTGACAGTTGAGCTTCTACTCTAGGGTCCTGCGGTGTTTGGTTCTGCAGCACCTGGTTTACGATCTCGTCGTAAGAGACACCGGCTTCTGTGGCGATACGCAGGAAATTCTGTTTAATCTGGTCTTTGGTGTATCCTGAAGGCTGTTGTTGAGACTTAGCAGCCAGTTCGGCTTCTCGTGCAGCTAGAGCCGCCTCACGCGCTTTAATCGCTTGCTCCTGCTGCTGTGCTCGTTGGCGCAGTTGTTTCTCTTGTCTGGCGAGTTGGGCAAACTGACGGCTAATATTGGGGTCTTCGGTCTTTTTAGGCTCTTCAGGCTGTGTTTCTGCGGGTGTTTGTTCAGCTTCGGTAGTCTCAGGCTCTGTAGGCTGCTGATTTGAAGGCCTAATAGCTGAGATTTCCTCAGGGCTTACGGCGTTCTGGTTCTGAACTGGAGACTGTTCCCCGCTGCCCATGATTTTAGCCACCGCGCGCTCTCGTGCCGCTACGTTAGGCGTGATTGTGGGTTGTACGGGCATTGGACCTGCAATTGGAGCGATCTTCATGTGTTAAATCCTTGGTTACTGTTGTGGGTTAGCGTTCGGGACGAGGGGGCTTGTGGGCAGTGGGGCCGGATTGGCCTGTGGGGTAGGTACACCGGGTTGACCGGGCATAGGGGGTGGGGTAGCTGCTTGTTTAATAGCTTGAATCTGAGAGAAGAAATCACGAAGCATCTGGGCTTTGCGTTCTTCTAGCTTGGCTTGACTGTACAGGTTGATGTACTTAGTCACCAGTTCGGTTGCCAAATTAAGGTCCATAAAAGGGTCTGGGGGCGTATATTTACCGTCGTCTACTATCTCGTCTAGGATTTGGAATATGCGCTCTTCACCGGCGTTGGCGAGCTTTTCAACCTGTTCGAGGTCTGGGTAGTCAAGGAGTCTTCGACCTTCCTGCAGGGTGATCATACCCGCTTGGATCATTTCCGTGACTTTTGCAAGGCGACCCGCCGGGTCTTTCGGGAGGCTGGACTGGGTAAAGCATTGAATGATAAATTTATCTTCAATGAGATCTGCGGCTCTGAGGTTGACTTCGGTGATTCTGTTTTTGTTTGGGTAGACTGTGCTGTAGGAGCCGTCTCTTTCGGCAATATCCCTTGCAATGTCGATGGTTTGATATGCGAGATCAATAAAAAGATTGTCGTAGCGCCGTGAAAGAGATGCAAAACGGTCTGTACTGATGTCGTCATAGGTCCTTATCGCTTCTCCAGAGTCAAGGCCCTGGGGCTTTTGGCTTGAGGCTTGTAGAGCAGATACTCCACACTGTTGATATCCGTACTGGATGAGTTTGTCACGTTCTGCGTACAGCTCTTGTGCGTTTGATTGTGGTGTTTCAAACATTGGCTTGATACCGCGATACTTGATGATTGAGCCGATCTCGTTGTTAAAGTGAGCTGAAGTTACCTTAGAGCCGTCTTCAACGAAGATACGAGGTACACCAACCAGTTTGATTGCGCGGCTAATGGTGAACAGGATTGAGTTGAGTTCAAGCTGAGTACCCATAAGCTGTTCAGCTAGCCCTTGTGACCAGAAACCTAGCAGGCGTGGACTATAATGCAGGAAAGTGAAAGGGAAACGGTCCTTGGTGTAGGGCTCGTCGATCAAATAGCCTGCAGAACAAGCCAGGGTGTGTCTGCCGTCTGTAGCGTTTTTACCGGATCTGAGGTGCCAACCTTCGACCACCATGACTAGGTCAGCTACCGTCTTTGAACTGTCTACGCTGTTGTCAGGATAGGCCTTAGTAGCCATCTCGATCTTATCTTTAAACTTAGGGAAATTGGCATAGAGGACGTCGCGGTCAATCAGTTTGATACGATAGATCTGGCGTGGTTCACCGTACATTGATTCGTTTGGATCGACGAGCAGTTCGGTCAATAAAACGCGCTCCATACCGACTCTAGCGTCTGGGGTTTCAAAGGTATGGATAACGCCTGTGCCTTCAACCAGAGCGTCTCTAAGCGCAATAGCGCCTAGTTCGTAAGCCTTGGTGTTGTAGAACTCACCGCCGATAAAATGGTTGAGTTTTTTAGCTAGGGTGCGTTGTTTGTAGTCGCCGCCGTCTGTAAGAAATACGGGGCTAGGGCGTGATTGGCTGATGCGTGACACCAGGGTGTCTGTGGCTGACTGGATAAGGTTGAATGTAGGGCGTTCCTGCGGTAGACCTGTAGTTTGGTCCATCTTAGACATATTAGAGCCGGCAAATGAGTAAAGGCTCTGGTTACCGTAGAGTCTAGCGTAGACGGCGGCTTGGCGGTACCTGTAACCCTGAGACTCTTTAAGGAATGCGGCGGAGGTGAGCATAAGAGCTGCTGCTTTGTCGGCGTCTTTTTCAATCCACCACTGTGATAAAACCATAGCGCCTGAGACGTCTTTGGTTTTAAAGGTAACGCGGTTAACTTTGGTTTTAGCTGGAGATACTTTCATGCGGGTCCTAAGCGTTTAGTTAAATAGCTTCGGGGGTCTGTTCGCCACCGGTGGCAGACCAAAAGAGGAGAGCCTCGTCTGACAGGGTGTCTTCGGGTACTTGTACGTTGACGTCGATCTTAGTTGTGTCGTCGATACCGCCAATGCTATAGCTTTCTTTAGGGGCTCTAATGCGTTTGGCGGTGTCTGGTTGTCGACCTAGTACTAGCTCAATACCGTCGATTTTAACGGCTTCTACGCCGTTTTTACGCAGCATTTTGATTAGTGTTTCTAGGTCTTTAACGCTGTTGATATCCATTAAAATCGCTTTTGTTTTTTCATCTTAGAGCGGATCTGGCTGATCATGTCGTGCTTATCGCTGTCCAGATCGTCACCGTGCTCGTTAGAGTCGGCTGGTTGGCTCTTATGCAGGAATGACTGATCGCCGTAGTTCTCTTTTTTGATAGCTTCTTGGTTGTCTTCGTCGTACTCGTCTTCGAGTTGGTTTGAGTGACTTGACATATCAACTTCGCCGCCTTCTGCAAACATAGCAGCGTCGTCTTCGTCAAGTGAACCTGAGTCGATTAGGTCGTGCATCTGTTTACGTTTGGCCATAATAGCCGCTGTAATAGAACTGTGGTGGTCCATTTCCATCTCGTCGTCGCCGATCTCGCCGCCTTCAGCTTTAAAGATGTCTAAGCCCATAGACTTAATTTTACCCTTGTCCTTGGTCCCAAGAGTTACGCCTGTAGTTTGGCCCATGTCTACGTCGCCGCCGTCTGCGTACTTAGGCTTGTCTTTCTGCAGATCGCTTTCCATGATCTCAGATTCAGGAAGAAATTCCATGTCGTTTTCGTCTTCAAGACGTTTAGGATCGTGCGCTTGGTCTTCTTCAATACCGTCACCGTACTCATGGTCAACCTTGGCGTTATGCTCTAAAGCCTGGTGATCTGGGTCGTCTTGAGTCATACCGCCGTTAGCCAAACGCATGAGGTGTTCTTCGTGCTGGCGCAGTTTTTCTTGCATTACGTCGTCCATGTCACGCACTTTAAACGCACCTGACATTGCGATTTTTGGTTTGGCCATAGGGACCATTTTAGGACGGCTGTCAGCACTCGGCTTCGTTTCTGCTTTAAAATTAGGTTGTTTACTGACAGGTTGCTTACTGACAGGTTGCTTAGCTTCGTTGTGCACAATCTGAGGTTTATCTTTAGCAACTTCAGTAGGTTTAGGACGCGGTTCTGATTTGGCTTGATCTTTAGCCATTCCGCCCTCAGCCATTTTTTTCTTAGGGGCTCGGCGCTTCATATCGTAGGCAATGGCCAAGGATTGTTTCATAGGTTTACCAGCGGCCATTTCAGCCTCCATATTCTTTTTAAATGCTTTTTGGCTTTTAGATTTGATTAAAGACATTAGTCCTCTTTACTCGCGTCATAGCTGTGAGGTTCAGCTTCAGTGTGCTCGCCCTCTTCATGTGGCTGAGCGTCTAGGATGTAAAATATATCTTTGATTGCTTCTTTAGCGTCTTTGGCGTTTCGTGCGTGGATAGCTGAAATAAGGGCGTCTACACTTGCGTCAATATCAATTTTGTCGCTATCTTCCTGTTTTTCTTCAGGTTTCTCGTCTGCGGGACGAGTTTTCATAATAACGCCGGACTCTTGGCGCTGTTTGTTTTTCAAAAATGGCAACAAATTGGACTCCTTGT